TTGAACTTGATTCGTTGGTCCTTATGGGAGCGAATGGCCGTTCCGTGGATCTGCGGCTCGTCATGAGCGAATTAAATGTATTTGAGGATCTCTTCTCTAATGTCATGAGTGGCACGGTGTTGATTAGCGATACACAGGACTTGATTAACAAGTTAGGATTAGTTGGTGATGCCCACTTGATCGTCGCGTTTTCAAAGCCATCGATTCCCCTAAAACTTTCCAAAGTGTTTCGCGTCTATAAGTTTTCCGACCGCAAGCGTACCGGTACGTTTTCTGAGGATTATCTTCTGCATTTTTGTTCAGAGGAACTACTGATCGATCAATCGGTAAAAATTTCTAAGGCCTACAAAGGTCGTTCGATCTCACAGATGGTGACGGACATTGCAAGGTCGTACCTGGGCATCACGTCGGTCAAGCTGCCTAGTAAGGAAATCTCTGCCACCACTCAGAATTTTGATGTGGTGATTCCCTTATGGACTCCGTTCTATACGATCAACTGGTTGTCCAGGATTGCGACCGCTGGAAACGATAAAAGTTGTACCTTTCTCTTTTTTGAAGATTCCCAGGGTTTCCATTTCCACTCCGTTGAAGCCTTATCACAGCAAACACCGGTGCAGGAATTGAATTATATGCCTGCGAATTTTCGAGGTGAAAAGAATCCACAAAAGTCAGACTTACAGCAACGATTTGAGTCCATCGAAAGTTTTGAGATTCTTCAGGGACCCGATCTTCTGAGTTCCATTCCTACCGGTATGTATGCGAGCACAATGACCCGAGTGAATACCATGGATCAAAAGATCACGACACTTTCCGTGGGTGGCGATGTGCTGTTTAATACCACCAAGCACCTGGAGAAGTATTCGGTGTTCTCGGAAGCGAAAGATCGTACGGCCACAGTACAGACTGACCAGTATACCAGTTGTGCTAGAGTCAGGCACGATTCGATGAGTGTGGAGAAGTGGTTGCTCCAGAGAAATGCGTACTTGTCAGGTATCCATGCCTTTAGGATCAGGGTCGTCGTCCCGGGACATCTGGGGCTACAAGTGGGGCAGGTGATTAAGTTGAATCTCCCTGCTGCCTTCAAGAATTCTGCTGCCACTGGAGTCCTGCCCGATGCGCTGTATTCAGGTAAGTATATTATTACATCGGTGTTGCACAAGTTGGATCGGGAAAAATATGTCTGCGTCCTCGAACTCTCCAAGGATGCCATTCATGATAAGTTATCCCCTGCGTTGCAGGATAGCCCTGGTCTACACCAGTTAAGGAAACTCTAATGTTTGATAATGATTTGGGTGCACAATTTATTTGGTGGATCGGTGTTGTGGAAAGCCGCCAGGACCCCCTGAAGGTGGGGCGTTGCCAGGTCCGCATTGCAGGTTCCCATACTGATAAGAAGTCCTTGATGCCCACAGAGGATCTCCCTTGGGCCCAGGCCTTGATCCCTTTGAATGATAATGCGTCCCTGCAAATCAAAGAAGGTGATATGGTCGCAGGGTTCTACCTCGATGGCACTGAGGCCCAACGCCCTATCATTCTAGGTATTCTTCCAGGCATTCCGACACAACTTCAAAATCCCTCCATAGGATTCGTGGATCCTCGGGAGGGCACCTCTTTGTCCAGTGCCCCCAAGCAGCCTACGTCCTTGACGATCAATTCGACAGGTGATGGGGTCAAGATTACCGAAGGCACACCTTCTCGTTATCCTTCGCGCCTCAATGAATCCACCTTTTCCCGCTTGTCCCGCAATGAGAAGTTGGAAGAGTCCCCTATTCAGTCCAAGAAAGATTCGGTCTTCAAGTCAATTCCCAAGGCAGGCGGTGGCACCTTCGATGAACCGGAGACCCCCTATGCAGCCGTCTATCCGTACAATCGAGTGATGGAAACAGAATCGGGGCATATCGTTGAGTTTGATGATACACCTGGGGCTGAGCGTATTCATATTTACCATCGGTCAGGTACCTTTGACGAATATCATCCCAACGGTGATAAGGTACAACGTGTCAATGCCGATTCTTATGAGATTGTCCTAGCAGATAAGATGCTCTATGTGAATGGGGATTGTACGATTACCGCCAAGAAGTCTATCAATATTAAGGCAGGTGAGAATATCAGTCTTGAAGCGGGAAAGGATGTGTATATCAAGGCTGGAGGGTCTTTCAAGTCACAGGCCACCACGATGCAATCTCATTTTACCGCAGGTCCTATGTCACTCGATGGTGTGCCTTTGAACTTGAATCTTCCTTCTCCTCCGCCGTTAGGGGAACCAGGTTTACCGATCAGTACCACAGTCTCGGCCACCACGACCATTGATGAGGTGATTACTCCTGAGGTTTCGACTCCTGGAAATCAAGTTTTGGTAGAACGCCCAGGGGCGAATGTCAGTGATAGGAAACCTTTGGATGTGAAATCCGGTCCAGTGGCTTCGCCGACAGATATTCCGGCACCACCATCGGTCGCTACCACAGGGGCCATTTCTTCAGCCGAGGGGGCTGATGTGATGATCCGTGCCATGAATAGGGCCAAACTCACCGATCCTACTCAACGTGCGGCCATCTATGCCCAAACGAATCATGAGTCTGGCGGCTTCAAGCGTCTGACAGAAAGTTTCAAGTATACGCGGGAAGGACTGCTGAGTACCTGGTCTAAATACTTCACCACTGATAATATTGAAGAGTATCTTCGTCAAGACAACAAGATTGCCAGTCGCGTGTATGGAAATCGTATGGGTAATTCCAATGAGGCGTCCTTGGATGGTTGGCTATTCAGAGGCCGTGGGTTCCTCCAGTTGACAGGGAAAGCAAATTATCTTGCTGCTGCGCGGAGTTTTAATCAAGATTTTGTGGGATCTCCTGATGCGGTAGCCAGTCCGGCGACCTCAGCGGATGTGGCTGTATGGTTCTTCCTCAAAGGTGCTTCGGGATACGGATACAAGGGTCTCTATAGTGACACGGTCGCGGTGACCAAGTATGTCAATGGTGGCACCAACGGTTTGGCAGATCGCCAGGTGAAATTTGCCGAAGCGCAGACAAAGGTGGCCGTGACCACCTATAACGCGGTGTTGGTGTAAGATGCCAGGGGTAGCGCGAGTAGGACAGGATTTGAACAGTGGACATGTCGGGGATTCTACCCCCTGTATTATAGGATCTCCTACGGTGTTTTGTAACGGGTACGCCATCGCTCGCATAGGGGATCCTTGGGGGCCCCATGTCCTACATCAACCTTTGGGGGGCACTGGATCAACCACCGTCTTTGTCAACGGTCACGGTGCGTCCCGGTTAAATGACATGACTGACTGTGGAACAATCATTCTGACAGGTTCTCCGGATACATTCTGTGGAGGATAATTATGGCGTTTAGTCTTGATACCAGTGGGATCAACATTCCAGGTATTCCCACGTCCGTTGCGGCACCCACTTCAGGCATTAGCTCGACGAGTTTGTCATTGGTGGACCGTATTACCTCAAATCCTGGAGCCTTATTCTCAAATCCCATGGTCGGTACGGTCAATTTTATGGGAAACTCCGTGGATAGCGTAGAGTCAAAGTTACAATCGATTGCGGCAGGACCAGTGATTGGCACCGGTAAGATTAGCGCGGCCGAGGCACGATCCTATCTGGCGGGGCAAGGTCTCCAGGATCTCCGTAGTAGCATGGGAAATTTTATGGTTCATACGGACCGATTGTCCGGTCTGCTTCAGAGCCAAGGTATCAGTACCCCCGGACTACAGCAAATTATGTCGGTGGGTAGGCAAATGCAAACGATGATGACGTTGGTCAATGCGGCCAGTGGTTGCACTAGCGCCTTGGGTGGGGCCACAGGTATCTTCTCACAGGGCACCATTGACGGGGAGACCAGTAAACTCGCCGACATAGGGGAGCAGATTTCCAATGGGGTGGCCACGATTGCTGATCTTACCCAGACCGTCACCAATGTCACCAATACCGTCAATGGAATCATAGACAAAGATTCCCAGTTCTTGCAGAATTGTGTCAATCAACTCCAAGCCGCGGCTGTCGGATTGGCCATGGAAGCGGCATCTAAAGATCCCTGCATCGCCTTTCTGTTCCAATCTGTCTCGAATCTAAATCCAGGTGGTCTGCTCGATGTGCTCTCGAAACCTTTAGCCAAATAAGAACGCATAAATAAGACTATGGACAGCCCAATCACTCCGATCTATCAGGACTTTGATCTCAACTTCGGATTCCACCCGGTCAGAAAAGACCTGGTGTTGATTCGTGATGAGGCGTCGGTCATTGCGTCACTCAAGAACCTGCTGATGCTGAACCACTTTGAGATCCCATTTCGTCCTGAGATAGGGAGTAACATCCGAAAATTGTTGTTTGAGAATATGACCCCCTTCACGGCGGACGACCTGAGGCGGTTTATTCGTGAGACCATCGTAAACTTTGAACCCAGGGTCAAAATTGATATACTCACAGTCGATGTCAACCCCGATGATAATGGATACTCGGTGCACCTGGAATGCTATATTGGTATCAATCCAAAGGCAGAGATTGTCAATTTACTCCTAGAACGAATCCGATAATGCCTGGCGGCAGAAATTTGGAGAGGGCGGCACAATGGCAGACAAACTGAACATCACCACTTTAGAATTTGAGGATATTAAACAGAACCTCAAAGATTTCCTCACGTCCCAGAGCACCTTCAAGGACTATAATTTTGAAGGTTCGGCCATGTCAATCCTCATAAACCTGCTGGCCTATAACACCTATTATAACGCCTACTATTTGAATATGCTGGCCAATGAATCATTCATTGATACGGCCGTCGTTCGCAACTCGTTATTGTCGAAGGCGAAAGAACTGAATTACACTCCCACCTCGCGCCGGGCACCCACCGCGATTATCAATCTTACGGTTACACCTCCTGGGGGCAACACACAGGGTACGTTAACCCTGGATCGTTTTACGGAGTTTCAAGCGGAGACCATTGACGGGATCAATTATACTTTCGTGGCCGGGGATGCTCATACTAGTTATAAGGAAAATGGGGTATTCCCATTCACGAATATCGAATTGAAAGCGGGAACTCCTCAGACGGTTACATTTACCTACGATCCGGTCAATAATCCTCGATCAGAATTCTCATTACCCAATGATGATATTGATACTTCAACCCTGCAAGTGGTGGTCCAGGAATCCTCGATCAATGCCGTCTCGACGATTTATAACAAATCAGAGGACATCACAGATTCAGACGCTACGACCGCGGTCTATTATTTGTCTACGACCGTTGATAACTTATACAAGTTAGTGTTCGGAGATGGACAAATCTCCAGGGCCCTTTCAAACGGCAACATCATCGTGGCCTCCTATCTGACCACAGACGGTGATCTTGCCAACCGTGCGAATAGTTTTGCTACAGGGTCTATCGGGGGATTCTCGAATGTGGCCGTTACCCCAGTATCGGCAGGCGCCGGAGGATCCGAACGCGAAGAAGCCGAATCGATTCGCTTTGTAGCACCGCTGAATTACACGGCCCAGGGTCGATGCGTGACAACGAAAGATTATGAAACTCTGATACGCAACCGTTATCCTGCGATCAATACCATTACCGTGTGGGGAGGAGAAGAGAATGTGCCTCCTGTCTACGGCAAGGTCTTTATTTCATTCGCTCCTAAGACGAATGTGATTATCAATGACACCGAGAAACAGCGAATCATCGATGAGATCATTACCCCTATTTCCATGGTCACTGTGACCCCGGTGATTGTCGATCCAGACTATGTGTACATCAAATTTACTACCCGTGTGGAGGTGCTGACGAGGCTAACCACGTTGACCTCTGCACAAATTTCTGATGTGGTGAAAACAGCGATCTTGAACTATACCACACAAGCCTTGAACCAATTTGGATCATCGTATGTGTCATCTAAGTGTGGGAGAGCCATTGACGATTCCATGCCTGCGATTGTAGGGTCTTCTACAGAAGTACGCATGGCCAAACGGTTCACTCCTTCCTTGAATATTGCCGCGTCATATTCTGTGGATTTCAAAACGGAGTTGCATCGGTCGACCTTTGCCTCAGCCTTACGATCAAGTTCCTTTATGGTGAATGATGCCGAGGGAATTTCTCGATTAGCATACCTCCTTGAAGTCCCCGATTCCTTCACAGGACTGGATTCTATTGACATCACAAATCCAGGGTACGGATACACGACTGCACCGACCGTGACGATTACCGGTGATGGATCTGGTGCCACAGCGGTGGCCACTATCGTCAATGGTCGCCTGGAGACAGTCACCTTGGTAAACCGTGGAACCGGCTATTCCTCTGCTCTTGTGTTCTTATCGGGGGGTGGTGGATCCTTGGCATCAGCTTCAGCGGTCGTCTCCTCAAAATATGGGGATATCAAACTCGTTTATACAAGTTCGACCGGCGAATTGATTACAATTGATCCTGCCATAGGTACGATTGATTATGTGACCGGAACCATTTTCATCAATTCATTGAAGATCACTGATCCATTGACCACTGATGGTCTAATAGAAGTATCGGTTGAGCCGTTTGAATCGATCATCACCACAACTCTTAATCAACTTCTAACGGTCGATCAATCACAGACAGATGTTATCACAGTCGATGTGCATATGCGGTAATTTATGGCTAATACACTATCATTGCTGGTGCGCCAACAACTTCCTGAGTTTATACGGTCCGATTATGATACGTTCGCCACGTTCATAGAGGCCTATTATGAATTTTTAGACCAAAGCAATAATGCGATTGGTGCAGCGAAGAGTTTGCCTACTAATCTAGACATCGATACGACCACCACTACTTTCATGGAGTATTTCGTTACACAGTATTTGCCCCTATTTCCACCGGACAGGTTAAGTAACCCTGCCACGATGATTGCCCATGCCAAGGAATTTTATCGAGCCAAAGGAACCCCCAAGGCGTTCAAATTACTATTTCGTTTGCTCTTCGGTCAAAATGCAGAGATATTCTTTCCCAAGGATAATATCCTTCGTGCCTCAGACGGTGAATGGATACGGGAAAAGTCTCTTCGGTTTAATGAATTGCTCTGGACCTCTCAAGTTGGTGATGGTGCTACGACACGGTTCAGGGCGTTGTGTGATTCCCGATCAATTAGTAGCGGGAATCCTATTAGGGTATGGTTCGGGGGTACAGCCTCCAATGGTATTTCTG